GTAAGAAGTTCCAAATTTACTTAGACGAGTACAATGAAAAAAGAGATGAGTTACGTTTAAACAACGCAAGTGTTGATGATAAGGGTAACTTAATCTTAGATGAAAAAGGAGAATACAAGTTCTCTAAGGAAGCATTAAAGAAATTATCTCAAGAGGTAAAAGATTTAAGTGACCAAGAATTTGATTATACACCAATTGAAATTAGTAAGCCCGATGATATGGAATTATACACATTCTTGGATGGTTGGGTAAATGGAGTTAAATTTGAAAAAGAAGAAGAAATAGAATTATAATAATCAAGCATGGCTAATACATATTTGTGGACAATAGTACAATTAGATTGTGCTACTCACATTCCCGAAGTTCAAGATTACGTTGTTACTGCTCATTGGAGATATGGTGTAACCAATGGTACTATTTCCACGGATATGTATGGTGCTACTGGTTTTGTTGTTGACCCTGAGACACCAAACTTTATTCCTTACGAAGACTTACAAGAGTCAGATGTTATTGGTTGGTTAGAAGGTACTTTAGATGTTCCTGCAATGCAAACATCATTAGACACTCAATTAGAAAATATCATTAACCCTCCTATTGTTTCACCTCCACTTCCTTGGAATGTAGCCCCTACTGAATAGTCATGATGGATTTGTTTGATAAAGACCTTATTTTACCAAGTTTGTTTTCTGCAATAGCAGGGTTATTCGGTTGGCTAATTGGTAAAAAGAAAGAGAATGTAGAAATACAAGGTAGTGAGATTACTAACGTTCAAGAAGCAATTAAAATTTGGAGAGAGATGGCAACTGACATGAAAGCTGAAGTAGCTGATTTGAAAGAAAAGGTTGAAACATTAACCACCGAGATTCATACATTAAGAGCCGAAAACGTGGACTTACGGACTAAATTAGGTCTAACAAATGAAGATAACGAAAATAAGCACTAAAGGATTAGAGATAATCAAGAAATACGAAGGATTTAGTTCTAAGCCTTATTTATGCCCATCCAAAGTGATTACAATAGGATACGGCTCAACATATTACGAAGATGGGAGTAAAGTTAAGTTAACTGACTCCCCGATAACACAAGAGAGAGCCACCGAATTATTGGAGGCTCTTTTAGTTTCTTTTGAACGTGCAGTAGATTCTTATTGTACGGATTCTATTAATCAAAACCAATTCGATTCCCTGGTGTCGTTTGCCTATAATTGTGGTGTAGGAAACTTGAAATCTTCAACCTTATTACGCAAAGTCAATGTCAATCCCAACAATCCAACAATCAAAGATGAATTTCTTAAATGGACTAAAGGTGGAGGCAAAACATTAAGTGGATTAGTAAGGAGAAGAACCGAGGAGGCTCAACTCTACTTTTCATGAAAAAACTTATTCTATTCATTTTTGCGTTGATTATCTTCGCAAATTGTAAATCTACCAAATCTACAAGTTTTGTTGAGAAACTTAGGGTAGATACAATTCGTGACTACAAAGTAATTACTAAATACGATGCAGTTCATGATACTTTAACAATAGACAATCCTTGCGATTCTTCGGGCATTCTAACGAACTTTTATAGTAAAATCAAGCTACCACAAGGGAAGGTAATAATTCGTTCAGTACAAGGCAAAATACAAGCCACAATAGACATTGATTCTATTGCTAATGTGTATGATTCTAAATATAAGTCTAAGTATAATTCAGAGGTAAAATTATACGAGAAAGTAGTAGTAAAGAATGTTGTACCAATGTGGGCAATCATAACTATTTTCTTTGAGTCACTCATCATAATCGGGTATTTATACTTCCGATTTATAAACCCATTCAAATGATAGGATACAAGAAAATGGTCATTGAAGCTATTGAGTTATTCTATGGCGGAAGTGTCAAAAGTAAGCATGAGGCTACAAGGATAGTTGGTGCTAAATATGGGTATAATCCTGAGACATTAAGGAAAGGTTTTGGTAGATATGATAATGCTAAACACTTAGGAGACCAACATAATGGTTTAGCTACTCATTGTGAAGAAAGAGGTATTGACATTAACGATGTCACTCTTTATTGGGACAAGACTAAAGAGTATTCCGTAGCAGTTAAATTAGATAAAGCCCAAAAGACTTACGAGGATTTAAGAGAAGAAATTATTTCTTCAATGAACGAGCATTCTCCTAACTACACTAAGATAGTTTATGAGGAAAATATTGATGGGCATTTACTTGTTATAGACCCAGCAGATGTTCACATAGGTAAGTTAGCTACTGCTTTTGAAACAGGAGAGTATTATAACTCTAATATTGCAGTAAAAAGAGTTCATGAAGGAGTAGATGGTATTCTTAATAAAGTTAAAGGATTTAATATTGACCAAATCTTATTGATTATAGGTAACGATATTCTTCATATTGACACTCCTAAAAGAACAACAACAAGTGGCACACCCCAGGACACAGATGGAATGTGGTATGAAAACTTCTTAATGGCCAAACAATTATACGTTGAGGTTATTGAGAAATTAAGGTTAATAGCTAAGGTACACGTTACTTATAATCCATCTAATCATGATTACACCAATGGGTTCTTCTTAGCTGATATAATTCAATCTTGGTTTAGACTCGATGAGTCAATTACTTTTGATTGCTCAATTAACCATCGTAAATATTTTAGGTATTATAATAATTTAATTGGGTCTACTCATGGAGACGGAGCGAGAATTACTGATTTAGGATTATTAATGGCCGAGGAGGCTAAAGAGCATTGGGGAGTTACTAAACATCGTTATGTTTATACACATCATGTACATCACAAAACTTCTAAGGATTTTATAGGAGTAACAGTAGAATCTTTACGTTCTCCATCTGGTGCAGACTCTTGGCATCATCGTAATGGATATGCTCACGCACCTAAAGCTATTGAAGGATTTTTACATTCAAAAGAACACGGACAAATAGCAAGAATTACAAATATTTTTTGATACATTTGTTTGCGTTTTCGTTGATTTGTTTTGTGGTTAGGTTGGCAAGGGTGGCAAATATTGTCACCTTTTGCTTTATACAAAAATCCCCAATGTCAGAAACAAAGGGGATTTACAACTTTTGGAAAATCAAATCAAAGTCTTAAAAGCCTGATGGCTTATTTGTTATAGGGTCAAGTTCTCTAATCTTACTTGTTGCTACATCAATATATAGTTCAGCAGTTCTTGTGTCACCATCACGATTCTTCATAAAGATATATTCTATCTTATTTGTGAACTCAAAACTTGCATCACCTTCTTCTTTAGCTTTCTCATAAGCATAATAATCTTCACGATAAAGACCTATAACAACTGAGGCATCTTGTTCTATTTGACCACTTGAACGTAGGTCACTTAGCTTAGGTCTATGACTATTTCTACCCTCTGATTGTCGGTTTAATTGTGCCGCACATAAAAAAGGTATATTTAACTTTTTTGTTAATTGTTGAATCTTCTTAGATACACTTCCTACAACTTCAATCTCGTTATTAGATTTGATAGAATTATCGGTCAATAGTTGTAAATAGTCGATTACGACCATATCTATTTTCTTTTCTCTGCAAATCTTTTGAATAAGGTTTGTTAAATAATTAACATCTCGGTTAGCCCCATCATACCAAGTAATGGGTAAGTTTTGTAGGTTAGTTACTGCTTCTGATTGGATACTTCTAAATACTTCTTCGTTTATCCTTCCTGTCTTAATTTTAGAGTATGGAGTGCTCTCATCTAAGTTTCCACTAATCATTCGGTAAATTAATGATACCACAGGCATTTCTAAAGAAAGAAATAATACTTTCTTATTCATTTGTGCCGCCCATCGTGTATGCTCCAATAATGCTATGGTCTTTCCTTGACCTGGTCTTGCAGCAAATAAGATTACATTGCCCTTTAACCAACCTCCTGTGATGTCATCTAACTTAGGATAACCCGTAGGAACTCCTGATAATGTACCATTAGTCATTACATCACCAATAGTATTGACCGCTTCTAATAAAGCAGATTTCATGTCCAATATTTCATTTGAGTCTTCCTTAATTAATTCTTTATTATTTACTCTATTTATCTTATCCACCAATTCAAAGTAATCAGCACCATTAGCCAAATCATTATTTATTTCTCTTGATAAATTTAATAAATCCCTTTTACCTTTCAGTTCAGCAAGGTACATGATTAGTTCATGTGCATTAATTGGATTTCTTGAAGTAGTAGCTGACATTACTACTGCCCAATCATTATTATTCTTCGTTTTAAGCCTTAAAATTACATCGGATAAGGAAAACGTACCTTGTTCAGAAAATAATTCAACACAAGTCAAATAAACGTTCTTTGTGGCACTAAAATTAAATACATCGGTAGTGATAATCTTCTGCACTTCTTTAATGTAACTAGGGTAGTTACAAAGTAAGGCGATGACTTCTTTTTCAGCATCCAAGTCAGCGAATGCTATTCGTTCATTAGTTTTCATTTGATTTTCCGTTTTGTAAATTAGAATCTAAAAGGATTTACCTTAACTTCTATTTTCCTTGGTAGGTATTCTTCATCTTCCCATGTACGTTGATTAAGGTAAGAAGTTGGTAGTTTTCTGAATTTTAAATCAGGAGTTGACTTTAGGTAATAAGGAAGTGTTTTAAAGATTTGTTCTACTTCTTTGTCAGATAGTTTTAAGAACTTTGTTTTAGCATCCTTAGTTCCAGCTTTCTTATTGTACATCTCCCAAAACTTTTTAAAGTCTTCTTCTCTTTGATTAACCTTTTCAAGAATCTCTTGTGCTGATACTTTGGGAATACTATAAACTACTTCTTGCTTAGGATAAATTAACTTTAATCCTTCGGTGCGTTCAAATTTAGTATCGTTGAGTGATTCTATTAAAGCAAGGTCTTTAATTTCGAATTGTAATTTACCTAATATCTCATTTAGTAAATCACCAAGTCCTATTTTATTATTTTCCATATTAATTAATTAAATCTTTTATTTTACATAAAACACCTAAACTTGTATTGTTATCCCCACCTTTAACATCTTTTTTAGCTTTACCTTCTAATACTAATTGGTTTAGCTTTTTCTTTAGTTTACTTGTGGAAATAATTATAGCTTCATCCTCTGCTACTTTATACACATAAAAATCAGATTGACTTGTTGCTATACCACTTAGCTTACCTCTTGAGGAATACTCAATGTAAACGTTCCCAGTTGATTCTGCTTTTCTATCGCTTTTGACTTCTATTTTCTTATTGGTAACTAATTCATGAAACCAAGTTTCACCTTCTACTTGACCATATTCCAAGTCAAATCTAAAATCATTATTAAAGGCCATAATTTTCTTTAAAGTATAATATGGCATCATCAAATAAATCATCTGTTTCACCACCTTCATCAATTACACCTTGTGCATAAGCACTAATAATTTGATTTTTTTCGGTTAATAAACAAAAACGTAATATTTCAATAACTCTTTGTTTGTCAATTAACCATAATGAATCATTAATCGAATTATTTGTATCTGCATTTTTATGCAATTCGTTATAAAAATATTCTATTGCGGTACTTCGTTTAGTTTCCATAAGTTTCTTTGTAATATTCTTCTGCTCTATTGATACATGCGCCCATTACAGCGTCTGCATATTCATCTGCAAATTCAATTATCTGCTCTCTCTCCATTTGTTTGGCTTGATTATATGCTACTATATTCTTTAAATCAATATTTACATAATGATTTTCTAATTCATTAACTAACCATTCTACTGCCGTCATGTTTTTGTTATTTTCCATTTTCTTGTTGTTTATTATACCAATCCTTAAACTTCTTAATCTTTAAAAACGATGCGTGTTGCTCTCGATTCTTAGACTCTTTGAGTCTGTTAATCCATATATTCAATGTATAGTGAGTATTATGGATTGTAATACCATCCAAGCATTCAAGGTCAATAATTGGTTCATTCTCGCTAAGGTACTTCTCAGCCCAATCTATTGCCATCTGATTGTATTCTTCTTGCTTTAGAGACATATTTATAAAGTTTTAAATAACCAAGATTCGTGTATCTAATTGTTAGTCTTTTACTGCAACCAAAGCAATCAAAATTCAAAGCATAAACTTTTCCACAATGTTCAAAAAGTATATCCAATGTAACATAATCATGCTTATGGTTGCAATAAGGACAATGAGTGTTATCTTCTCGTATCCAAGGTAGTCCCATTATTGTTCGTTTTTAGGTAAGATTCTAATGCCTGATTTAGTGTACCGCCCAGCAGGTAAATTGTCAATGTAGATGTCAGATGACACTTCTATTCCAAATTCTTTGTTGGGTTTATATGCCCAGGTGGTCTGAGTATTCGTCTTCTTCATTTTTAAAAGACAATTCGTAACGATTATCAAGAACATTATAAATGTTAATATTAGGTATATCCTTATAATCTTCATAATCAGCTATTAATTGTTTGATTATTGCGATGTTTATATCCCTTTTTAATATTCGAAGCACTTGGGTTTTTGCCATTGAGTTTTGCGTATGCTTGGTTTAGTTGATATAATAAGTTTTGTCCAAACTCGGAGTATGTCACTCCTAATTGATTTGTTTTAAATTGATGCGTTTTCATTTTAAAAAAGATAAGAGTTTAAAAAATATTGGTTAACATCTTCAGTAGGATTAGAGCCATAAAACTTATTGTAGTTATCTACTGCTTTGGCCATCTTAGTCCATCCTAACTCCCGAAACTCATCTGACACCTGGAAGTATCCTAAACGATTAGTTCCTTTCTCAATGACAATAAATGACATCTTCTTTCCTGTTAAATGCTCATATACTGCAACTTGTGAGTCATAATTATACTTCTTAGCGGAGTATTTAAAGTCATCTAATGAAGTTGTGGTCTTTAAGTCAAAAATCTTATCACCATTAATAATATCACATTTACCTTTCCACATTAATCCATTAATCTCACCTAAGATTGGTACTTCATACTTTATACCATTATCCCAAACTAATTTAGATAACTCCTTATTTTCTCTTAATGCAATAACCATTTCATCTACTTCTTCAGCTTCTTTCTTTAGTAATAAAAAATTACTATTGTGTTCTTTACAAGCATCTTTATAAATATTAGTAGTTCTTGTGGAGGCATCAATTAAAATAAAGTCTTTTAATTTGAATGGTTCTAAACAAGCGGTGTGAAAGTATGAACCTTGTAGCATTGCTAATGATGGTTCTGACTTCTTACCAAACATCTTTGGGTTGTTTAGTAATGTACCAATGTCACTATTTGACAAATAATTGCGACCAATACCATTATAGTATTCATTGTCATTTTTAAGTAATTCGAGGATTTGTGCGTTTTCCATTATTGCTTTAGTTTAACTTGATATTTGTTCTTAAAATATTCTTTAAAATTGCCTGACTTAGAGTATTCATCAAAGTCTCCTGGAGTGATGTCATTCATCATAAACTCCAACAAGGTAAATATTACGTCCCAATGAGAGTTGGATATAATGTTAATTTGTTCTTCTAATACATCTTTATCCTTCATTGTACCAATCTTTAGCGATGAGTTCTAATTCTTCTTGTATTTGTGGGTCGTTTATTCTCTTATAAGCATGAGACTGAACGATAGCCGATGTATATTCTCGACCTCTAAATGGTAACTTTCCTTTCTTATTAAGAGATTTAGCAACCTCTTGATAAAGTTCCAAATACCCCTTTTCACGAGGTATTGGATATAGTTCTTTAACTTTTGTCATGTAATCTAAATGCTAAAATGTTATTAATAGGAATCATTTGTGTAGTAACTAACTTAGATGCTATACTATAAGTCCCATCTCCTTTAAAATGCATTGTATTAATGCTAGTGTTATAGAATGGCTCAGGGTGTGCAACTATTACACTTAAATGAGAATCAGATATATCTAATATCTCGGTAATAATAGTTTCTTCCCATGAACCAAGTCTATAAATAATTCGTGCTTGCTTTCCGATGCTATTGACTATTGTCTTAACAAGTGGGTTTAGGTTCTTTTCCATGATTAAAAGGGTAATCCATCGTCTTCTACTTGTACAACATCTAACTTAGTCATTGAGTTATTAGGCATTGCAAACTTAGCCTTGTACTCAGGAGTCTCGCTAATCTTGTTAGCCAACCAATCAGGCAATCCCATAAACACTTCTTGATTCCAATCTGAAAAAGATAATACACGACTTGGATTTACTTGCTCAGGACATACAAGACCTTTAGGCATTGGGGAGATAGATGCAATGTTAGCATAAGTCTTAGTACCATCTGCGGAGGCTTTATGGATTACATTAACCATTGCAGGAACACCTACTAACTTAGTGATGTCAAAGTTTGCTGCTTCTGCATCTGAAAAAGGCTTACCTCTCCATGATGACAAATGAGCTCTAAGCGTAGATTTCTCGTGGAATGACAAAGTATATTCCTTGGAGATAACAAATGGTTTCTCAGGCTCTCCTTCACGGAATACTGAGGTCTCTAATGGAAGCTCAAAGTCAATGATTACTTTGTGTGCTTTCTTAGTCTCTCCTTGGTAGACTTGTTCTACTGTACCTACTTCAATCATTCCGTAGCAACGTGCCACATGACTTCCTGCTGGTGTTACTTGTTTTGGGGCACTTGACCCTCCTGTTTTTGCAATAATTGCCATAATTCTAATTGTTTAAATTGTATTGTGTGAGTAATTGTTTAAATTCTTTTTCGGTAATCTTAAGGTACTTTTTCTTAATAAAGTATGCCTCGATTCTATCATTTTCGCCTCCTAATAATCGTTTTTCAATGTGATTTAAGGAGTACACCTCGTAGTAAAGGTTATTGTAGTCTATTTTAACTGCAAAAAGATTAGCTTCTTGCTTGTAGTAAAAAAATTTGATTTTCTTGGCCATTAGGTTAGTACGATTAAGATGTCAAAATGCTCAAAATATAAATGGTGGAATCCATTAATACTTTTAGAGAATTGATAGGGATAAACAATTTTGTTTATATCAAAGTCTGTCTTACGACACATACAAGTAGTTGGTGTTTCTGACATCTTCCAAAAACTAATAGTGTAAAAGTCATCAGGTGATGCCCCGATATACTTTAAATTTTGGGTGAAATTTGCGATTTGTTCTTCCATTTGATTTGTTGTTTTTGTTTTGCGTTGAACAAATGTAAACATTAATTATTACAAAACAATAATAAATTAAAAAATTTTCAATAATTATTAAAAAAAAGTTAAAAAAGGGCTATTAATAATGCCAAGCCCTTCTTTTTTTGTCTAAATATTCTTCCTTTTTTAATTCTGCTATTTCTTCTTCCTGGGAATTAATAACCTTGGTTAAGTTTTCAATAATTTTATTTTTGATATGCAACTCAGCGTTTAAGTCAGCATTTATGTCATCTAATTCATTTAATTTAATTTCTAACCTGACAAAATCTTCAGCTAATACATAAATTTGAGTTTTACCCCATTCTTTGTGCAATCGCTTTAAATACAATGCTCCGTCAAGTAACTCCTGGTAAGCATGAGTAATCCAATCACCTGCATTAAGGTCTTCTCTATCAAGAGTTGTGTTATACTTCTTTATTCCGACCTCTGACCTATCTAATAAGTCTTGTCTAACTGATTCTACAATGCTATCTTTCATATTATTTTTATTTAATCTGTACAAAAACCTGCTTGACAACCACTTCCTGTACCAAAGAAAAAGTCTTGTTGCAAGCCTATCTTTTTAATTTGCTCATAAGCCATATTTGACTTGTAGTTATATTTTGAATTTATCTCTTGTTGAGAAAACCAATTCATTTTATTAAAATTATCATCCCAATTTCTTCTAAGTTGCTGAACATCTTTCCAAAAGCATCCTACACAATTTGAGTCATCAGGAAATATTAAATGTTTAGATTCCCAAAATTTACGAACTTGATAATGATGTGTTTTAGAATTAATTAAAGGATAATTTGCTATACCCCATTTAAAATCTAACCATTTATTTTGATTGCCTCCCCGTTTACCAATTACAATTTTAGTTTCTAATTCTCTTTCCCTTCCATGTTTTGCTCTATGGTCTTCATCATATCTTATGCCTACATTTGAAAAAACGGGTTGAAAATCACCACATTCTGTATTTCCTATATTATGATAAACCCATTCAGCAATTGGTCTAATTTTCATATCAGTAGTACAATATCTTCTAGCCATATTAGGAACTGTTTTGCCATGCTTTTTATTAACAATTTCAAAACTATCTCCCCTTAACCAAATAATCTCTTTTCCTATCAATTGCTCCAAGTCTAATACTACTTTAATAGTTCTATCATCCTCGGCAGTAGCAATAAATTCGGGTTTATCTGAACAGTATTTTTGTAATTTGTCATTTACTTCTTGAACAAGTTTTTTATCCTTTGGACTTGAATTTGAGTCATTAATACATACAAGTGAAAATAAATTATAGTCAGCCTCATTATGAACTGCCATATAACTTGATGTCTTACCTCCACTTAATGAATTAATTGTCTTCATTCTTATACAATTTTAGATTAATGTTATAATCAAGCAATAAATTATTGATTTTGTCGTTTAACTCTACCTTCTTACCTTCCTCCATCTCATCCATTTGTAGTCCAATTTGGAAAAAAAAAGACATGACCTGGCTCGCATTGACAAATTGGTCTAAGACATTGCTCATATCTATTCCTTCGGAGTTCTTAGACTCAAATACATGGTCAATAGACTTCTCTAATTCTCCTTTGAGTTGATTGCTTAATAACTTTACCTTACGGACATTATTGGAGTTTCTTGCCCACCTTTCGTCTATAAAGTCTACCATAAAATTGCAAAGCGAGTAATATTGCAAGTAGTCGTGTGATTGCTTTTGTGTCATGACAATTTCTTAAATAACTCGTTGACTAAATAGAATGGGAGAGCAATTGTCAGAAATATAATTGCTAAGATAATTGATAGAAGCACCCTCCATTGTGGTACTTCTTGGTTTTCATTTTCGTTCATTTGTTTTGCGTTAGGTTTGGTTTTTAATTAAGTGACTCAAGAGTCTCATTGAAGCCAATAACATCAACAGTAGCACCATCGGTAAACACAATAGTTCCCTCATTATTTGGCCATTGCTCTTGTGAGTTTTGTGATAATTCAGCAATTGTGTCAATGTCAATCCATTTCTTTAAATGATTGCCTCCTTCGGTTACTAGTGTAATCTTTACAAATTTTACCATAATCGTTTTGTTCAGATACCTGTTCCCGTGTTAAATGTTTGGCAGTGCAAATGGGACTCGAACCCATATCATTAAATGCTTTATAGACTTATTACATTTAATTGTGTTACCATCGGCTGGACACCCCTAATACAACCCTTACACTATTGCACTAAATAATATAATCTACTTGTTTAATCTCAAATTCTACTCTTGGATTCTCTTTATCCAATCCTTTAAATAAAAATAATTCTGCAACTTTATTATCATTATCAAAGGCTTCAACTTTTTGTAATAAATCTAAAACCGCTTTTGCAACCCCATCTAAATCAGATTTTCTGTTTGGATAATATACCTTTAAAACAATTTTTAGGTTTCCTTCTATTTTAGCACCTTTATAAACTTTACATTGTTCTATAAATGAAGCCTCATAATCTTTTAATGCTTTAGTCTTATACATGAATCTGCCACTAAAACGATATGAATTAGACTTACTTGGCACTAAGCCGTAGATTACTTCCATCTTATTTCTAATGTTAAAGCAAAAATTAACCAAGATAGATACAATCTTGCAACTTTATTTCTTTTATAAATTGAGATACAAGGTAGAATCTCAAAAGTATAATCAAGTTTAAAAAAATCTATTCTCATAAGTCTGAGCATTTAATTAGTATAACAATAGTGGCAATAGCAATTATCCAATAAGTGATAGCTATGCAAGTTTGGTTTATTTTATCTTTCAATTCGTTCATGCCAATTTTAAATTTTAGAAATTTTAGGTTGAAAAAAAAGAGGCAAAAAATAATTTCACCCCTTTCTACCACTCATTTTAACCTATTATTCACTATGAAAAACTATTTTGTGTCCATATAAACCCGAACAAATTCCTTAAAAAGTACCATCCATCTGCTACCAAATCTTGCTGATATTTCTTCCTTCATTTTCTTGGGTATTCTTACCGAAACTACTACCGTAGGGTCTAACCTTGGTCTGCCAGCTTTTTTCGGGTTTTTTTCTGTCTTAATATTCGCCATTTTGTTTTGTTTTTTATTACTTCACAAATGTAAACTTTTATTTTTAATTATTGCAAACATTTATTAAAAAATTATTTCAGAAAATTATTTGA